GAAGATGAAATTTCATCTTCTCTTTAAATATTGTCTAATTATTATCTTTATAAAATTTAGCTTGCTAATATGTAACTCTTTAATTCAAATTCAATATCTTCTAATAAGTTTTGCGCTTGCAAACTGTCATCCTCATCAACCATTGTTGCACCTCGATAACGAGCTGTGCGAGAAATAGACTGCAAAGAATTATATTTTGTTATTAAACGCCTCGAAAAAACTGTATTGTTATTATTAAGATATCTGCTTCTATCTTGATGGGTACACACTTCATGAATCCCACATTGTAAACTCAAAACAGCTTCTATAAGATGTATTGCGGCATAAAAATCAACAGTAATCTCCCAATCATAAAAATTTTCACATTGATTATTTATGCCTTTACTTATAAAATTTTTGTTGTGTAAATATTGATTATAATGAATATTGTACACATCAGTAGATCTTTCCATTACTTACATCTCTTCTTCAAAAGTTACTATATCCTTGCCAACAAACTGCTTTATACTTGTGAATACAATACCTACTCTAAAAGGCAATTTGTTTTCATATTCTATACATAGTTCAGATATTTTATCCAATAAACTGTAATCTTTTTCTTTGCAAATCACCCAATATTCAACTTCATTAGTCTCAGACATCTGTCTGTAACCAACAGTAAAGTTCAAAGGTGCTATCTCTTTAATAAACTTTGCAAACATAGATTTCCAGCTCTCTTTACTTATAGATACTGATAAACTACAAAGTGCTTTACATGCTTGTATTGTTTCCCATTTATTAAAAGCTTTAGTAATCTGTTCTTGTTTATCCCGAAATAAATCATCCGTCAAAACATCAATAATAAGCTGGTCTTTCTCTTGATTGGTGGAGTATGACTTCAACGCCTTATATCTTTCTGATTGACTTGTTCTAACTTTTGTTGCTGGGCAAGACATAATCACACCTCCATTCAGTTACCTTTCTGGTGTTTTAATTCCAAGATCAATATTAAATTGCTTTTGATAATCTACTACTGCATTTACCATAGGAGCAACCACCGACAAAACATTATTTGGAGCAATTGCTACTTGTACTTCTTCGGTTGCATTATTCTCTCCGTCAATAACAGCAAAAAAAATCCGAAATTCTTCTTGAGTAAATTCAATTTTTATGGCATTTGGTTTAATAGTTCCGTTCATATTTCTCGAACCTCCTATCATTATTATGCCCTATATCATTATGACTATGTTCAGTATATGCCAACCCTCGTGCATTGTATTACTGCCACCATCGTCATAGAAGTATTATATACTATATCTTGTGCAAAAGTCAAGACTTTTCTGTAAAATCGGGATGAAATATACACATTTATTGTGTCACGAGGGTTGGCTTTTATTCATAATATACAATTAAATATGTCTGTTATTTACGGTATAAGACATAAGTTTTTTGATAGTGTTATTCATAATTTTCTCAGACTCCTTGTGCAGTGCATTAACAGTAGCCTGAGTCGCATCACCTTGCACATTGATGTTGATAGCAGGGGAAACAACAGTTGATTTATTGTTCACAACATTCGGTGTTATTTCAGAACCAAACTTCTGTGCAAAATAATCCGTTGGAGCTGATGCAAATTCAAACAATTCATTGGTCATCGCTTTGCTAAACACAGGGTTGCCTTGTGGTAAGATTGTATATCTGCCATTGCCAAGAGATGTAGGGATAAGTTCTGAACCAATGCCCTCTTCATCAACAATAGACAAACCACCTTTAGCTGATTTTGTACCAGAAGCATACGCTTTCATTTTAGACCATAAAGAACCTGCCGGTAGCGCTCTTCCGCCATACCAGTCTTTACTGATCCGACTTATGAAATATGTTTCAGCATCCTCTTTGTTCGTTAGGTTGGTTTTATACACTTTGCCGTTATAGGTAATTTTATACCCATGACCTGTTATACTCGATGGTTGTATTTTAACTGAATCAATCTTTGCTTTAGTGGTCTGCGCAGAATTGCCCAACTCGTCAATTTTTTGTTTCAAACTATCAATTCGAGAAGTGTAGTTGTCAATGCTTCCTGTCACATTAGCAATAGCAGAGTCTACATCGTAGATACGAGATTGTAGTGTATTCATTAAATCCATAACATTGAGCTGTGCAGTGCCATATTCATAAAGAGCACTTTGAGCCGACTGCCACATATGGTTAAACTCAGCCTCTGTGGTTGTAGTGTAATTTTGACAATACCACAACAGGTTGTTATACAATGTGCCATTGTCATTGTCAATCATATTACATGCAGCTCTGTGTAAAGACACCTCGTTGTTTAAGAAATCTTGAATAGTTTGGATTTCATCATCATAATGCTTATCTGTCTCTTCTTTCAGTTTATCCAAAGCTTCTTTGCGAGTATCGTACTGATAGTCTGATAGATAATCATATAAGTCTTCTCTGGACTCAACCAAATCATCAACATTTTCTTTGTGAGCTTTTTTACCTGCGGAACTATCGTCCAGTCCAGTAATAGCAGCAGACAATGCGTTTGAAGCAACAGCATTTTCTTTCTCTTTGAGCTGTTTGTTGAAATCAGCTTCTTCTTTTTCTTTGTCAAGAAGTTCCTGTTTCTTTTCAATAAGCTCATCAATTTTATCTTTGCGTTCTTGTAACGCATCTATTTCGTTCTGCTTAGTTTGCTTAATGTATTTTTCTGTCCAATCGACTAAATCTTCAATTGCAGATAAAGCGTCTTCATAGCCATCCTTACTATCTTCTAATGCCTGCTTTTTATTTTCTAAAGCCTCTTTAGTTTTTTCTAAAGCCTTTTCCTCGTTTTCAAGTGCCTTTTTATGTTTTTCTGTAGCGGATGTGACTTCATCAGTAGTAGTTGATAAATCGCTTAGTGAAGACTCATAGTAGTCTATTAAAGCCGCCTTTTTACGCCAAGCACTTTCTGCTGTAATTACAGCTTGTTGATATAGGTCGCCTGTGCCTTGCTCTGCATCTTTTGCCGCCGCTGTTGCGTAAGCTTCTTGCCACTTAGCATCTGCTAAATTTAGTGCCGACTCAGTTGCACCCTGTTGATTTTTCTTTAAATACTCAAGCACTTGAGTTTCGTTTTCTAACTGGTTTACTTCGTCCAAAGACGCTTGCAAATAAGAAACCTTAAGCTTTTCCAACTGAGCCTTTGCCAATTCTCTGAACTTATTAGAAGTTAAATCTAATTCGCCTTGCTCATTGATGAGCATATCAATGTACGAACTATCTAATGACAATAAAGATTGAAGTGTAGAAAAGGAGAGTGTTCCGTTTTCACTATACTCAGAAATAGCCGACTTAACGGTATTGAAAGCTGAAAAAGTTGACTCTAAGGATTTATTAGCATCTTCGGTTGAGATCTTGAACGAGAACCCATTCGATGCTTCTGCTTTGATTTTCTCTACTAATTTTTGAACATCTTTTAAACTGTTTAACGCAGCATCGCTGTTGTATATCTGTTTAATGGTACTAAAATCAAGCGTAGATAAATATTTATTAACATCTTCACTTAACTGAATTTTCTCTTTAGAGTCTTTTCTAATATTTGTACCCGGAATGAACCCACCTTGTAGACTGCCAGCTACACGCTTTGTAATATTCGCAATTGCTTTATTAATATCCACATCGTCAGCAATTTCTACATCAGAAAACAACATTTTTACAAAAAGTTCTCTTGTATTGGCGTTCATTCCATCAATGCCCGACAAAGCATTGATAACTTTATTATTAAGATCTTTAAAACCTGAGACATCTATTTTTCCGCTTTTAATATCATCTATTTGGGCTTGTACCTCGTCCAGCGTATTGGTTAATTCTGGATTCTTAAATGCTTTAACAATACTCGATACAGTTTGCTTAACTGATTCTAAATTGTCTGCTGTGCTCGCTTCAGGATCAATAATCTTACTGTAGAAGTTATCCCATGTAGCACTATTTATATATTGTTCAATAAGAGCTTGACTTTTACTGTCCAATGTGCTAAACTGTTCATTAGTATAATGAATATATGCATCAAGCACAGGCTTAAAGCTGTTGTTTACCAAATCGTTAATTTGACGATTTAAAACTGCCTTGTAGTTTTGAATTGACGAGATGGCAGTTGATATGTCTTTATCTTCGATTTTATAAACTGCCTCTCTTGTATCGTAATAGAGGATATCTTCAATGCCGGCACCTTCAATAATAGTGTCCAAATTGTGCATATCTGCCCATATCGAATCCATATCTTTTTTATTAGATTGTAGTTTTTTTACAATTCCGTCAATATTCTTAAGTTGGGTGATATAGGTTTTATCATCCCCACCAAATATTCCCTGATCCGTCGCAATATTCTCTAACGCTTTGCCAAAAGTATCCTGCTCTTTAGACACAATAGTTTCGTAATAAGCATTCTTTTCATCAATCATTGCCTTATTAAGAGCTTCAACATTATTTTTACACTCTAAGATAGCATCATTCTGGGCTGAGCAACCTTTTACCAAGCCCGGATACATCTGTGCAATCTCATTAGAAAGTTCAATATATCTCTCATACTGAGTAGAGGTTAAAGAGATATTTTCTCCATAAGAATTAACACCATCAGCTAATTCGTAATATTCATTTTTGATTTTGTTTACAGATGTTGAATGAGATGTATAGGCGTCTTTTTTGTCGTTAATCTCTGTTGTGATTTTTTCAAGGTCTGATAGGTTGTTTTCGGCTCTGTTGGTGTAGTTATCAAGCGCTGTAAAACCAAAAGAAATTACACTCATTACAGCTTGCACAATAAGCATATTACCAATACCTGCGGCAATATTCTTTAACGAAGAGCCTAATGAAGATAGCTTGCTTTTAATGCCTGAAAAGGAACCGGACATTGATTTAGCATTTTTACTTAAGAGATTCTCTGATTCGGCATAATCTGTGTTGTATTTTATGCCTTTTAATAATTCTTGGTTTAAATCTTTAGTAGCTTCTGCAAATTTTGACTGCTTGAGTATATCTGCTTCATTAGCAGTTACTTTATTTTTTAAAACCTTGTCATCTAAGCTTTTGGCATAGGTTTTATATTCTTCATATTTGTCAATAGCCTTGTCAATATCTTGCGTTGCTCTGGCTTTGGCAGCCGTAGTAAACCATCCGATGTGTTTACCATTATCACTGTCTAAGTATGTTTGGAGTATCTTTCTCTTAGACACAATATATTAAATAAGAAGGTGTTTTAATGCTTGAAGTAGCAATATGTCCAAAATGTGGAGAAGTTAATTACCCTGCATTGGATAAGAAATGTTATTGTTGTTGGGTTGGTTTTCTTAAAAGACCTCGTAAATTGCTTTTTGAAGTTACAGAACAATTACAGCGAGAGCACTTTGAACGAGATGTTTTGGGAAGCAAAGAGGCTGAATATCTTTTTTGGTATGAAAAATTCCTTAAAGACTGTCCTGAATATGATAATAGTCTATATGAAGAACACTTAAATAACAACAGACGCTGGGATTTAGTGACGAAACAACGACTTAATGAATTATCTTCCAAGCCAACTGTTAAATGTCCATATTGCGGTTCTCTGCGTACTACTAAAATTTCAACAAGTAGCAGAGTAGCTTCATCTCTCACACTCGGCTTAGCAAGCAACAAAATAGGTAAGAACTATCAATGTAATGATTGCAAAGCCACCTTCTAATTAATAATTTGAGCAGTGTTTTATAATACTGCTCTTTTTGTTTGTTTATAAAACTTTTCTTTTATATGATAGTCACTGTTGTCTCAGTGTCGATTTGGACTATACAATTTAAGGTCATTTCATATCGTTGAAACTACCTCAAGAGGCTTATAGTCTCTGAACCTCCGCTTATGCGGCTGGATGCTGATTATGGCTTATTACGGCGGTTAGCTTTTGACATACGCCGAACAATAACTTGTTTCTGACTTTCGTCTCCATATGGCATATTGCTCATCACCATTTCCCAGAACGGCTATCATTCCGTTTGCAGTTTAACCTCTCATTTAACGACATACATCACCATTTCTTGATTATAGCACGATTACGCTACTTTCTCGAAATAGATAGGCATACTCCTAAAACCCGTCAATTTGGGTTTACCCTTGTCGCTTCCCATTAATCCAGACAAAACGCCAGATATGGAAAGAGTACCAATGTTTGCTCCAAAATAAGAGAGCAATTCATTAGCTTGTGTTAAAAATCCTAACAATCCAGAGCCAGTATCAACTACGCCTTTAACAATATCACTTGATACTGTTGTTGTTGATAATTCCTGCCACTGTGCCTGAAATTGTTTTACTTTACCTTCGATACTATCTATGTACTTTTCGTGTTCCTTTAATGCAGAACCATTTGAGTTCTCAGAAGTATCTAATGAATTGATTGCTGTACCAATGTTTTGAATTACAGCAGAAGCGTAGTTAGACCTATTCTTACCGGCAATAAGCTCAAGTAATGATGCTTTATTTGTATCAGCCAAGTCATCCCATACGAGAGCGATATCTTTAAGAATATCATAGGTGCTACGGAATGCACCATTGTCCATAATATCCACGCCTGAAGACGAAGAAGTTTTTGTTAAAGCTTTGATTTTGTCTTGAAGCTCAGAAGTTGTTGTGCACATTCCTTCCGTATCTTCTCCAGCCTTTTCAAGCTCTACCGACATACCTCTTAATCTCATAGCAAGCACTTTAAGCGCATTGCCTGATTCATCTGCACTCTGCGTAACTTCGGTCATTGCGGTCAGCAACGCAATGGTTTCATCAAGGCTATTACCCGCAACAGCCATAGATGCGGCTGAGTTCTTCAAGCCTTCGCCTAAATCACCTGATGAAACAGCGTAATTATTCATTCTGTTACTATCTACAAATTAAGTAGATTTGACCACTATAAATAGTGGCGACTAAGTAGTTTCCTCTTAGTTCTCGCATTTCGTTGTTAGATTATAGTGCGAGTTCGGACTGGATCTTCTCCATGCCTGCAAACACAGGTTTAGGATTTAGCTCAACCTACAATGTCACCAGTGTAGGTATTACAGTCTCTACGGATTCTTTATAATTGGATAGATTTTAATGTGTTTTTGATTCTTAATGTGTTATTGGTTAATAATTCATATCTGTATGAGTGAAATATGGATAAGTTGTTATATCACTTGTATTAAAAAGTTCTTTTTTCATAAACCTCCGATGTATTTTTATCTATCCTATAAAGTCTTTCCTCGGTCTTAACCATCACTGGCTTTTAACCGATATAGCTATTTTTCTTTAGATATATTTCTATACCTTTGAGCAATATATTTTTACTCACCTCATTAAGTTTATCGACAATGCTTTGTGCCGATGAAGCTTCCATATTAAAAGCTTTTAATATGGAAATAATGTCACTACTTGCTTCGCCAACACCATCCAAATCGTCACCGACATTAGCATATATGGTTGCTACCTCTGCCAATTGCGTTGAGTCAGGTATATCATAACCCATACGAGCAAAATCAGCGGTACTTGTAACAAAGTCACTAATAGTAGTACCCAGCTCTTTTGCTTTGCCAGTTGCCGTAGTTAAATATTTGTCATATGTCGAGTCAGTGCTGTCTGTAACTTTCTTAAGCTCCACCATAGCAGTGTCTAACTCGGTCACAATGTGTATCATGTCTTGAACAGTAGCAATAGCTTTATTCATAGACGAAGTGATAAAATTCCACGAACCATATTTAAGATAGTTCTTTGCAAGTGTGCGTAGAGCGGTTGCGCCCATCAATCCAGCAGACTCAGCAGAAGTCTTAATATTTGCAAACTGTGACTGGAAAGATTTAAGCTGTTGGCTACTGACTTTTGCAGCATCTGATGTTTTATTTAAAATTGTTTCAATTTGTCCAGCGTATTCTTGAGCAGCTTTAGGATTACTACTCGCAAATTTCATAACCTGCAAACGCAGTGTTTCCACTGCTTTGCTACTTGCGATTGTGCTTTTATTTGCGGCTTCTAAACTCTGACTCCATTTGGTTTCAAATTTATGTAAAGCAGCATTGTTTCCAAGCTTGCCAGTTACTTGATTTGTAGCGGTTATTTCTTCGTTAAGTAATTGAAATTTTTGGAGGTAGTCACTAAGTTCGTTGTTTTGGTCGTCAGGAATATTGTGTCCGTTAAGTAAGGATGTTGTTTGCTGACGCAAAGCTCGCATATTAGCCAAATATTTATCCAACTGACTATTATTAATAACCTCGCCTGAGCCATTTAAAATATCATAGTGATATCCTTGCGCTTTGCCAGTTGCGTTGGCAGCATTGAGCTTCTCTTTAATATTGTTAATCCTACTTTGAAACTTGTCTATAAAAGAATCATCTGCGCCATTCCATACACCATTTTCAAGTAGTTTTTCACATTCTTGGCGTATATCTTCCAAGTCTGCTTTTGCTTCTTGTAATTGTCCTTCGGGAATAAACGCTACATTTTTACTGCGGTTTTGAATGTCATCATATACTGTATCAATATCACTACGCATCTTTTCTATTTCAGAACGGTTGTTGTTTACAGTATTAGAGATAGAGGTTGATAACGCCTGTGCCTCTGTCGCAAAAGACGAAAGAAGTTCTTTTGGTATATCTTCTCCATTATTCCACATATCGCCAATAATATCTTTTTTAGATATGAGGGTTGTAAGTTGAGACCACGCAGTACGATATTCAGACACAGTTAGCAAGTTTTTGCTTTGCTCTTGTGTTAATTGATTAGTCGTTTGTGATACAAGAGCTTCGGCATCTTGAAACTCCTTTAAGGCAGCAGTGCTTTCTGTAATAACAGTCAATTGACTTTGTAACTCGGAAGCGGATATTTCATTTGTGCGACCAGTAGGAGACACTACACGACTCCCTGTATCAATAAGCTCCTGTAATTCTGCTTTAGTTTTATCTATAGACTCAGCACTAATTACACTATTTGAATTATGACTCTCAAGGATAGCATATAAGGATTGGGCAGTTTGAATAATATTATTAATTTCATTAACACTCTGTCTGCCTTCTGTATTGATTGCAGTTACATCTTGCGATAATTTTACAACCTTTTGGCTCAAATTGTCTAAATCAGCGACAGGAATTTCCAACCCTTGAGATAATGACTGTTCTAACTGTCTTCCTTCAGAAGCCAAACTTCTTGATACCGTAAGGAATTTCTCAATATCTTGTGTATTTAAAAACTGATATCCTTGTTTTTGAAGGTTTAAACCGCCAATAATGCTTTGGATTCTGCTCTGAATCTGAGCTAACTCTTTTGCGGTTTGTTGATAACTTGTCACACCGGTTGTCGTCCGATTGCTATTGTTATTCTTGTTATATTGACTACGAGATGCTTTGACTGTATTTCCAGTAACACCAACCGAAATACTACCAATTGCTTTTTCAATGTCTTTCCTCAAAGACTTCATTGCGTTACTACAGTCAAACTTTTTGATTGTAACTACTGGAATTTTTGGAGGGTTTTTAAGAGATTTTTCAAATAGTGTCTGAACACTCTTTTTTAATTGGTCTTTGGCTTGCTTGCTCTGATCGGCTTCTATATTATATATTTTAATACCGTCAATAGCTTTAGCTAATTCTCCAACACTCTTTTTGAAAATTTTCTTGTCTTCGTTTCTTGTTCCAGCTATCACTTGGACGGAAATACCAAAAATATCGTTTTCATTTGCCACACATACCACCACCTTATTTCAACTTTGCTATAATTTTTGTTGTAATACTTTTTTTGAAGTCTGAATTGTTTAGTTCTGCTCTCGTTGACGCTATAGGATTACGAACCCCCATAAAAGCATATTTTTTGGCATCATATCCGATAGCTCTCCATAAGTCAGAGGTATAACTATATCTCTTTCTGGTGTATCCATTCCGACTATATCCTGCTATCCAACGAATCAATGCATCCGATGTAGTGGTTGGCACTTGATGAGTAACAACTGAGCGGTTTGGTGGTGCTACAGAAGTTATGATAATCTTATTGCTCTCTTGGGACACATCTTGAATTTGGGAGCTGCTTCCTAAGCCATTCACACTACGCCTTACATAAGTTGTAGGAGTATATGTATCATAAATATCTGCTTTGATATTTTTCCTTAATTTGCCTTTAACATCTTGAGCAATATCGGTTTTTAAAACCTGAGAAGCCGCCTTGTTAATTGCTTTGACAAATGTGTCATACGAATTGAAAGTCTTGATACCACCAGCCCCTTATTTAGCAGAAGGGAAGAGGGGAAGTGGACTGTTGCTTGGCTTATCTTCTTCCTCTTTGATAATGTGGTTTACCATATCCATCATCTTATTGAGGTCTACCTTATCGCCAATAGATGATATATTTTCAGTTAATGCTTTAAACTGATTCATAATTAATGCAGTTTCATAGGTCTTTTCGGAGATTTCCTTTTTCTGCATATATTCAATTCTCTTCTGAACACCTTCATATATTAACGCCAATTCTTTTTGATTGATTTTACTTTTGACAAACTCTGCAACACCTGTTTCTGTTACAAAAGAATACATTTTTTCAAAAACAGTAGGAATTGCAAAATTTGCATACTCTCTAAGAATTTGCATATCAATCAATGTAGATGTGATTTCGGGAAGATATCTATTTTCTGATATATCAAATACAGTTTCCGCTACTGTACTACAGATATTTGAAAGGCGTACTGCTCCGATACTATGTTTAATTCTTAAAGAGATGTGTTCTATTTCTTCAGGCTTATTATCATCTGTTGTTACTGAATGAAATACATAATCATAAAACTTTGGCTCATTTTTTTCTGCGTAATAAATTTTTCCAAAAGTCATTACTGGAATTTCTTTATAATCCTTTTTTTTATTTGTGCTTTTTTTCATATATAAAATCCTTTCATTCCGTGTGCTGTATGTTAATGTTATGTACAGCGTAATCTCCGATACAGATAGCATCCGAAATGTTATCGTTATCGGTATCAATGTCATATTTATTCTTTACATACTGTAATGACAGTATTTTGCTTCGTTTTTTCGCTTTGTTATCGTTAGGAATAGTTGCAGTGATTTTTGCTTTAATTTCTTTACTTGTTCTTCCTCTTGCGTTGCAATAATTTTGCCACACAGAGGGTGATATGAGTTGATATAAATAATGCTTTTTTTCACAGAGGTTAATTAATACGCCTTGTAACTGTGCCAAATTTTTAAATACTGATACATTAGCTCTCAAATTAATATCTTCAAGAAATACAACTGAAATCTTTCTTTTTGTGATAAGTTGACTAATATACTTTTCAATCTCACAAACAGCCTCTGAAAATGTGTATTTACCATTAGGAAAACTAAAACTGCCATAGTCTATAAGCTTTTGCTTTTCGTAGTCATATATCGCCCAACCACCGTTGCGAGCCTGATCAACCGCTAAAATTCGCATTTTATGTACCTCCTAAAAAGAATAGGGAAGATAAGGGAGAAAATCCCATCTTCCCTATAAGAACATCATTTCTGACTACTATTATCTTCGTCAGCTTTCTTTGTAATTGCTGTTTTTCCTCGCTTTGCGGTTGCTACTCCATTGTCAATAACATTACCCTTAATAAGTACATCCCTTATTTCTGGCATCATGGATTGTGTAGCCTCTTTACTAATCTGTGCAAACTGTTCTTTGAGTTCTTTCGGAGAAGCACCAAGACGCATATCCTGTATAATCGAGTAAATTTGATAGTGTTCTGGCGTATCGGCAACTGCCCTCCATCCACCATATTTAGAACAGTTCACACAAGCTTCATATTCTTTACCACAAATGAGGCACTTTCTGATAGCCATAATTATGCCTCAGCTTCGTCTTCGGGAATAACTACATAGAACTGTTCTTTATCTTTAGAACAATAGTTAGTCATACCTTCAAATTCGATAGGCTGTGTGCCATCTGGTTTAATTTCGAGTGAAAAATTGTTAGAAAGCTTTGCTCTTTCAAATACAATAATTGTATAAATCTTTGTTGATGGATCACAAACATCATGACAAATGCTATCAAGAACAAAAGTACCAGCCTTAGAAAAGTTATCACTTGAGTTGGTAATCTTAACCGCATTCTCCATCTCGCACTTATAGATAACAATAAATGTCATAGGAGAACCGTCTTCTCTCTTAACAGGAATTTCATCACCAAGAGTGATAGTTTTACCAGCAATAGTGAAGTTTGTTTTATTTGTTGCAAGGTCACTCGCTGTGACTGCAAATTTCTCACCAAGACCACCCTCTGTAGTAAGTGCCCAAATAGCTGTTACAGGACTTGTCGTGAGAGGAGTCCAGTTGAGTGTAATTGTTTTAGCAGTAGGGTTTGCTTCAAGAACATCTACCTTCTTAGTTACAACCTTCTTATCAGCGGCACCAACTTCTTTCTTTGTGCCTAACTGGTCAGCAAACACACCAAGATTAATAACAGAGTTAGATGCTGTAAATTTTGAAGTCTTAGTTCTGTCAAATGAACCAATTGTTGCACCGACATTATCTGTAGCATTTACTGCTTCGCCACCGCACTCAAGTGTGCCATCTTTAATCTGATTAGCTGTCCACTCAATATCGCCTGAACTAATGTCCTGCTTTGTAAGACGAGTAACCCTGTCAAGTACAAGATTGTCAATGTTATACATAATAAATCCTCCTTATAAAATAAAAAGCACTCCCCTTTGAGTGCTACAAATTACGCATCCAATTAAGAACGCTTTTATTACTTATTTTCTTTAAATCAACACAGCCACTATAATACCCAGTCATAATGTTTTCGTAGTCATTTATTGCGTTAATACGATCAGCGGCGTCCATTAAAACATAAATAGGCAAACTCCAAACCGTTGAATAACTATATTTAAAATTTGCGTGATTAGTCAACGCAGAAACAATAGGGAGTAGGGTTGACTGTGCTTTTTGGTGCTCTTTCCGAGCGTATTTTTTGTTATCCCTATCTTCATCTACCATGAACCTTTTGGTGGTTGTGTTTCCACCTTTCTCTTCGTGCTTTTTTAATCTGTGAATTTTTCGTATGTAATTAACTATAATTTCGTAAACAAACCTATCAATAATTAACTGAGTGTTAGTATCGATTAATTTAATATCTTGAGAAGTATTATCTTTAACCAGTACCATTCTTTGTAAATCAATATCCTCTTCAAAAAGTAGTGACAAAATATCACTATCTATGGATTTATAAATTAAAGTAAAAAAATCAAAATCATCTACTTCATCCCACCATAAATTAAAACCATCATATAATTCTGATTTGTAATCAGAAGGTGTTGCACAAATTTTACCTATTTCTGCAAAATATTGTTTCTCACCAATGTCACATATATCATCAAGTGTTGGTTGTTTTAGAGTTAGATGAGTAGAAATTTTAATAGGTTTGCCTCGATATAGCGTCATCTCGTCTATATCTAAAAAATCAATTGCCTTACTTCTCATAATTTGCTTCCTATGCGGTTATGGTCTTGCAAGGTATATTCTAACGCTTGTCCGTAATAATCCTGTATGGGGTTAAATTCGTTAGCCGATACGAGTTCTAATCGCCCAAAACCAACATCTGTCATACCATTAATTTCTTCATCAATATATCCTGCAAGCAAATCAGTACGGACGCCCTGTAACATATCCATTAACTGCTCGTGTGCAAATATATAAATCATTAAAGATGTCGTTTTTACAGCCGACGAGCTGACTTGTGTTACCCCTGACTGCATTGTCACAAATACACTTTGTTCCTCTATAGTCTCAGGAACATAAGGAAATAGCTTGATAAACGATTTAGCTGGGCTTTGACTTCCTTTAACTACATCTACGAAACTATCTTCATTATCCGTGTCTATACATATTAAATTCACAATATTCTGATTGTTTAAGCAACGCTTTTTAATCAATTGTTTAAGAAGTGTCATACCTGTAAAACTATTATGTTTAACATCTTGCATTACGACCACCCCTTAATCACAAATTCTTTTTCTGTCGATAAATTGTATAATGAAGACATAACCCTTAGCGTAACTCTTTTTCCAATAAATGAATATTTAAGCGGAACATAAAGCGTTAAAGTGTGATTGTCGGCACTTGGTTTAATTGATACATAATCTTCACCAGCCTCTAAAGAGTATTCGTACCCATTTGAGTCTTGAATAATATCGCCTTGCTTATCAACTATACTGAACGATAGTTCACAATCTTCGTCTATATATAAAACTCCGTCATTACATCCCTCGATACGAATAGTATATGGCTGAGAAGTTGGAACATCTGTATCGTCTTTGTTTGGGCTATTAATCAAGGTGTAATAATCAGCAACCATTAATTCAGTATTATCATTGGTAGATCTGTTACATTCTTTTAAACCAAAAGTATATACACCTTTACCATTATAAAGCCCCGGCAGTCGGTCAGGTTTTGTGATCTGATATGCCAGTATGTTCTGTTGTGCATCAACATCATCAACCAAAAATCTTTGTCCTCTGTATAACTCTTTAGTTTCACTATCTTTAGCTATAATAAGGTTTAAACGGTTGTCACCAACAGTAATTTCTTTAGTTTCTCTTTCGCCAGACGAATTGCGGTCATTATTGGTAATAATACAATGCCTTTCGATTATGTCACCATTGTTGTTAATCCATTTGAGTGTGTAGTTACATTGCTGTATTTTTGCTCTTGTGTATAACTCATCCTGTACATCATGCGATATAATCAACCAATAATTATCTTGCCATTCTACCAGAGAACCTCTTTCAAACTTTTCGTTAGGGAGAGAGAGTAAATTCTTAATATCATCTCCGTTATCGCTCCTCGTAATGACAGCTTCTCTTTCTTCACCGTTTATTGTTACAGTTACATAAGACAAGTTCTTATTTCGTAATAATTCAGTTTGTCGCTGCTGCACACGCTCTATCATTTGCTGTCGTTTAGTTTGAGGTAACGAAGCATGCTCATTCATATACTCATTCCATAAAGACACAGTTATCACCTTCAATTCTATATTTAAGCTTTTCGCATAGAGTAATCATTTTGAAAATATTTCGTCTCACATCTTCAACGCTACTGACATAAATATTTTGTTCGTAATAGCTTAATATAGCAAGAATACGCATAATCACAGCGTCATACCCTGTGTCTTTAATAAGCATATCAAACCCTTTTAACTCTTTAATAATATCTGAGATATGAGTATCTATAAATTCAGAGTTTTGCTCTTTTAAGGGTAGAATTTTAAATATCTGATTAATTAAACACGATAGATAATGCAAATATATTTGTTTGTTCATATATGTAAATCCGTTAAGTCTCCGTGTTCAAAAGAGTAATTATTTCCTCTGTTTTTGAAACATGTTTCAGCCTCTTTATATGCTGTTCTTACACGGTTTAAAATTTCCGCAGGCGAGTATCCACTGTAATCTGTTGTGTTAAGTGTGTTTTCCAAGTTGTCTGCGTTATTTGCATATGGCTTAAACCACTGTGCAACCATACCTTCGGTAATAATGTCTACAATTTCGTCTACATCTTCAGCGCTAAAATTCTCTAAAAATGTTCTTGTTGTATCATCTCTATTGTAAAGATTATAACCACACTTTCTATTGAAAGAAGCACATGCTCGCTTTAAATATCCATCACATACTCTTGTTTTTTCTTTATCGCTAAGATGAGGATCTAAAAACTTCCACTCTTTTACTTTATCCAGAAACACTCTGGTAAAATCATCATAAGAGACTATCATCGGAAACCTCCTTATCTATCGACTAATTTGACACCAAGACTCTCTTCTAATGCCGTAATAACCGAAAGTGAATCGATTTCGTGATTTGCTACTGCATTGCGTGCTTTGTAACATACTGACATTCTCTGAGAGTGGTTTAATTTTGAAACAATTGCTTTAATCTCGTCGGAGGTTTTGTCGAACAATGTATCAAAGCCTTCAACTGTGAGTGCATTGGTGTAATATTTTTCAGCATTAAGTACCTCAAGAACTAAAGTGTCCTCAAATAAAAACCAATTATTAGAAAAGAAGGCTTTATCTGTGGAATAGATTGACTTTACATCTGCAAATGTCAAATCCTGAACATCACCGAACTCTTCCCATATAAATTCTTCGTGAGTTCTTCTGTTCTGCGCAATAAGTTTACCCTGAAAGCCGTTAATTACAGGAATAATAGCTTCAGGTGGAAGTGTTTTTCTTAATTTAATATGCTGATTTTCCGGAACATCCATATTTGCAGATGTTTTTGTTTTTGTCTTAGTTGTTCTGCGTGTTGTTGTAACTGCTGTTGCCATTTGATTTATCCTTTCCTTCATTGAAACGGGCGTAGTTTTAACTACGCCCGAATATCAGTATCATTAGTTAGTAAAAGTATATCTACCAATACCAGTATTTGCGCCACCTGAAAGCACAATGCCAATACCATACTTTTCACCATAAAGGTACTCGTATGTAAGGTCGGCATTTTCTGTCGGGTTGCCAAGAATAATTGTTGATACACCTTCGTATACAACCTTGATAGGCTTATCATCGCCTGCAACGATATTGAGAGTCTTATCGTCAAATACAAAGTCAGTAGTGCCGATCTTATGTCTCTGCGGAGTTGCAAGTACATTAGAACCATAATACTTACCATAATAACCGTTATTGTAAATATCGCTCTGTGAGTCTCTGCCCTGTACGCTTGGAGCGATCCTACGAAGACCAGCCTTTGTGCCTGAAATTGTTGCTGTCTTACCACCAGCAGCAGCCTCTACATGTGCAATTGTGTCAAGGAGAGTATCTTCGCTATATGTGCCCGCAACAGGGAAGAAGGCTGTACCGCCAAAATCGTCTGCTGTAGCAGATGCCCATACCTTGTAGATATCATCAAGAATCTTCTGACTAAAGGATTCACTTACTCTTGCAATAAGTGTATTAAAATCCACTGTGCCATTAAGCACTCTCTGAAGCTCCTCATAGATTTTTACCATTTTGAGAGTTGTATCAATTGCTACAGTATTATAACCGCCAAATCTCTGTCTTCTAACGCCCTGTGTGCCATCTGCAACCTCAGCAACCTGATAGAGAATAGAATCCTGTACTTCAAATGCGTTTACATCACCGGCTGCAATATTTCTAAACTCAACAAAGTTGTTAAAGAAGTCACTCTTCTGAAGACCTTCTACTACAGTGCGAGAAAGAATTTCCTCTACAATTGAGAAGAGCTGACCGCACTTACCGTCTCTAATTCTCTTGTAATCAAGCTTGGTTGAGCCACCATTAGCTTCAACAAGAGACTTTCTAAGAACTTCCATTGAGTCCTTATTTGAATACTTACCAACTTCACCGTGATATGCGTCAACAGCAAGCTGAACAATGCTATTATTATCTGCCATAATACAATCCTCCCTTACTGCACTTCAATTGTATAGAGTGTGTATCTCTTATACTTTGTTTCGTCAACAATTTTGCCAATCTGTGTTGATACGGCTGTTGCAGTTTCGACAACCTTCATCTTTGTACCCGCCTGTACTTCTACTGCGTCACCCTTCTTCGGTGTACCATCAAGAGCTTCCGCAGAAACGCTAAAAGTATCACCTGTATGGAAACGGAAACCTCTAAGAGTTTTACCGGCTTCGTTTGTGTATTTTTCAAGGTTTGTGTCTGATTTAAGTACAGCCTTCTTGTCCTCCTCTACAGTTGTAACAATAGCAAGCTGAGCTCGTGGGGAATCTGCTGCGGGAGTTGTTGCCTTATGAATCTGCTTTTCACCTGCCATAAGCTCACCCACAAGTACAATATTGCCGTTATCAATTGCTGTAGCTGCACTACCAGAACCCATATATTTCATTGAAACAATAAGTGAACCATCTGTGGTTGCACTAACATTATCGCTGTTATACACAGCATGCTTTACATCAGCCATATAAATGCCTCCTCTATTTAATCTTTGGGTTTAATGCCAAACTTGGCAAAAAGACCACCGTAATCATTTGTGTCATCAATAACACTATTCTTATCTGCCACGCCACCTACATTTTTATCAATACCAAATGCCAGAGGCTTGTCTGTTTTCTTAGAAAAACTCATGCCGTTTTTGCCCATAATTGCATAACATTTCTCTTCAATATCAGAAATGTTCATGCCTTCATGCTCGGCTTTCAATGTCTCGTATTCATTAACCCCTGCCAAATTACTGAACTTTGCAAACACAGCGTCTTCCTGTGACTTACGCTCTTCTGCTTCTTTTGCTTTCTTATACTCTTCCAGTTCAGTCTTTTCTGCGGTAATACTTGCAAGACTTGCTTCATACTGTTCTTTGTTTGATTTGAGTGTCGAATAAAACTGAGATTTTACCTCGTCTACCATATTAAACACCGCAGACTCAATCTCTTTGTCACCCTCTACATAATCAACAATGGCATACTTTTTTCTCTTTGCTGTAGATTCGTCTACCACAACATCGTCACCCTTAAGTTCATAGTTAAAGCCAACGAGCTGTCTGTTTTCGCAATCTGCGTAATATACCTCTTTAGACTCACTGTCGTAGTCCACAAACCAATACTTGCGCACTTCATAGAATGAATCATCATCGAGAGTAATCTTTGTTTTCTTATCATCCATTGCATGGATTAATTTCTGACAAATATCAGATTCCAAAGCAAACTTTCTGCTTTCAAGCTCAGATGTTAAATCCTCAATAGAAATATTTTCAATGTCCAAATCACTTACATCTACTGCATAGCTTTTAATCAGCTCTTGTTTCTTATCCATAATATCTCCTCCTTTCTTCTGTGTGTTCTTACTTATTTCTGAGAACATAGCTTTATAATCCTTCATCATCTCGCTATATTTGTCATGAGTGCCACTTTGAGAATACATTTCGACACATGCTCCTTCAAAACAAGGCTCAACATCTTCGCCTAAAACACAAAAAGCCTCAAATTCAAAATCGCTGATCTGATACACTCCATGCTCGTCCATTTCACCATCTATAATAGAAATCTCCATTGACTCAGATGCACTGTTTTCGGAAAGTAATTTATACACACCTTCTTGCCTTGTCCATAAATAAGCTTCAACACACAGATATTCATGAGTACCACCGCTATCTTCAATGGATTCCCACCAATACTTTGCAGATTCAGGCACTACTCCGATAGGTTCTGTTAAATTAACCAATTCTGTTTCTGTGTCTGTGGTGACTATCTCAACATCGTGTCCACCATAATCCTTTTCTTCTCGTAGATAGTGAGTAACAACAGGACAATTAAAAATTGACCAAATAGCTCTTTCAAATGCTTCTTTCGATATGTATGTCTTATTGCGATTAAGTCCCGCATAAGCCACTTTAATTACACCTTTTGCAAAAGAACTATTGATTTTTTCTTCGTTGTCGTACTGTATAATGTGATTAGGGATACTATATTGAATCGTCACACGCTTTTTATCTTGCTTCACTCTTACTCACCACCTTCCAGATGATTTTAAATATGTAAAAAGCCCCACTCTATAATGAGTGAGGCTTAAAACATTAACTTGTCTGAATAAATACAAGCCACATTTTCAAATAAAGCTTTATTATTTGAGAGTGATGATTTGTTCTCAAATACATATAGTGTTGGGCTTGTAGAACATTTTCTCTTATTGTCAATAACAGAAATAAGAGAATACCCTGCATTGATTAACAGTTGTTTGTCTTTTTCATTTGTCACATAAATAAATTTCATTACTCTTCGTCTCTTTCCTGAGCAATTTCACCGTTGTCACTGATTTCTCCTAAATCTTTGGTTGGTGCTCCCGCTTCTCCATTGCTATCCGCTGCCTTTGTACTCTGTGTAGCTGAACTGCTCAATGGAACAAACTTATCGGGAATGCCCATAATAGAGTTTTCCAAAAAGTGCATACTGTCAATATCGGACTGGTTAAGTCCTTGTGATGCACAATAATACGAAACCATCGGCAATCCGTATTGGCAGGCTTTTAGATACGAGTCGCCAGCTTCTTTGCGATTGAAACGACTTACATCCAAAAATGATATCTTAAACATTTTGCCATGTGAGAGGGTATGAATGTAACGATTAAGCATCTTTTCAATACTTAACACAATTCCATAAGTAATTGCTTGGTCGGCTTTTATAGATAAAAGTAAAGCATTTGACGATGCTTTTGCGTTGTTAAATAGAAGACTCGAAACACCTGCTGCCGTAAAAAGATGATTCTCTGCGTCTGCTACATTGTCTACATCAGAGGTGTTTGCATGATTAAAGCTAATCTTCTCAACCGGCATTGGAGTTAAAACCGATCCTACTTCATTAGGCAGTACGGAATCTAAGTTTCTCCATATATCTTTAGCCATTTCATAATCCATAGGAAATGAGCCGTCATCATTCATTAACAGTTTCATTACCAGTAACGCATAATTCTCAATTTCGGTTTGTGTCAAATTGAGCTGCTTATAATCTTCAACTTCATACAATTCACGCAAAAGTCCAACAAAAGGAGGCACCGGATAACTTAAAATATCTTTATTGCATTTGATTGCAAAAGATGTCGGAGCATCCAATAACTGCCACTTATATTGTGTACTATCTTGCTTATATAAATTATATTTAGTTGTAAATTCAACAGGGTATAGAGGCAGCAATTCTGACCTCGAATCAAAATACTGAAAATTAAATGAAACATCCAATACACCATCTTGAATAGACGCTATGTCACAATAATCAGAGGGAAGCTGCTGAATCATGATGTTATCTTTAGTCACCCTCATAGTTCCATAAAACACATCTTCTCGTAAGCACACGGTTAAGATAGTGTCAAATGAGCTTTTAATGTTAAACCCATCTAATGTATGCAAAATCTTTGTGTAATTTTTCTTAATCTTTTTTGTGTCTGACACACTTAATATATCTACATTGTATGGAGACACAATATAAGACAAGTCTGTCAATCCAACAAAATACTGGATAATTCTACGAAAGTGTGAACTCGCCGAATACATATAAATAACCGCATTGCGTAACTGTGCTTGATATCTATATGGATTGGACAAATATGTATTGATTTCGTCTTTTGTGTACAAAAAAAAGGAAGGTGTGTTTCTATCATTGTTTAGGTCTCGAAGCACAAGCTGATTTAAAGCAGCAAATTTTTGCTGAGTCGTTTTGATCTGCTCTTTATATTTTTTATCATCTTTTGTTCGTTGTTGCTCAGTATGAATTTCTACACTATCAATCTTATTCATTTTTCACACCCTTTCTTTTAACGGTACTTGTACATGTCTGGTGCTCTAAACACAAAAAAGTCTTTTGCCGAATAGATCGTGTTGCCTTTTTGTCGTATACTATCTTCAATCTGTCTTGCTACATAATAGTTGTAAGACAAACTTGAAAAACGGTCTTTTCGCATACCAGACATTTCTTTAACTTTAATAAGTTTATTGTTTTCTTCAATGTTGAGCTTTACTAATTCATTAACCAATAGCGTGGTATTTATATACTGCTTAATGATTTTTGTTCGCTCAATAGGACTAAGATTACTATATCCTTTAATATCATTAAGGCAGGTTTCTGCATCAAACTCATTTATGAGTAGTTTAATACGACCAGACTTAAACCCTTCTCTTAAGGCTAATGCACAGTCTGAGTTAAATTTAGCACCTGCTTTAATTGCCCAAATAACTTTTGGAGCAGATTTATCTTTACAACGACTTGCCATATCTGGGTTGTTACAGCAAGACAATGGGGGATAGACCACACCAGTTTCAGTGTCTTTAATTTCTTCCACCAGAGCATCGTATACACCAGAGCCAACACCGTTCGCATCAATGACTATATAATCACAATCAAATTGTTCATATAATTTTCGCACAATCAATGCTTGTACTCTTGTCAGTTCGCCCTCAAGTGTGTCGCTGTATATGATATTATGAACAAACCTACCGCCTTTTTGCTTCTGAGGTACACAGCTATTGATAAAAATAGCAGAAGCGTCATTCTTGTGTTTTGTTGTCGTTGCCATAAGTGCAATATCAATTGACAAAATACGCTTTTCATCGTGTTGCTTAGGCGGAATAATGAGTTTTTTATCTCCTGCCAGCCTACTATAATCGGGTGGTAACCAAGGATATTTGATTGTTCGTGTCTGATTGATAACAGGATATTCGTAGAAGCTACCTTCAAAATCACCATAAAACAAACAATCCATTTCCATTGACCATGACACTTCATTGTAATCTGATTCAGCCATATCATCCTCAACTTGTTCTCTCATAAGCAGACCTTCTCTAATTGCAAGCTGATACGGAAAACCACATATAAAACATTTTTTACTATCATCTAACATAGTAGCCGCATAGCCCTTTGCTTTTGCATAAGACCAATGAGAACAAAACCACGCTGAAGACATGTAAATTTCCTTGTTTCTCTCTTGGTATTCTGGTTTTACATGCCAACTACCATCTGGTCTTTGATATTGATATTTTTTAAGTTTAAAAAATCCGGGCTGTCTGGGATTTGATAAGAATTTTTTCAATACGGTTTGAATAACATCCTTTGATACCATTCTAAATTCATCGGTAATAAGAATATTTGCTCTTGCACCTCTGGCAGAGTCTCTCGAAGTTACTACCAATATTTTTGATGTATTCCTAAATTTGATTTCGCCTTTTTCACCTGTAATACTCCAAGATTCAATTTCAGCTCTCAAATTAGGGGCACCGGGCATAATAAGATTTATAATCTTGTCCAAAACCAAATTAGCCTGTTTTCTGTTACCAGATGCAATACATATTGTTGTTCCCGGATATAAAATACATCTAACAACGCAAAAAATAGCAACCAAAAATGTTTTGCCTAAGCCTCGACAGGCTAAAAACATAAATTGGTTGCATATATTCATAAAACATATAAGTATAGATTGAAATGGTTTTAGAATAATATTTAGATAATCTTCAACAAAGTGTTCTGGGTGTTCTCTGTAATATCCAGTTACCGTGTTTACTTTGTCCATTGTTTCTTGCCGTTGTTCTTTTATTCGGTCTTTGGTTGTAACCGAACTTATGCTATAAATACTGTCAGTCTGTGTTGAGGTCATCGGCATCACCGCCATCCTTGTCAGAAGGTGCGGTCTTTAATGCTTCCGCAAATACTGACTCAAAAATAGCTTCATCATCTTCACCAGCGTATTCTGGACGCTCAACCCTATACCTATTCATTTCTTCTTCGTACATATGAGCGTATCTGTTATGTATTTTTAGCATTTTACACAAATGTCCGAGAAAATAAGTTGTAATATACCAAACTAACTGATTCTTGTTTTTGCACTCATCTATATGTTTACGCTCTTCATATTTTTTTATTAATACACCAAAAGTGTTTGTTTCAGCTAAGTCACTTTCTTTTGTCTGGTTAGGTGATATTCCTAACTTGGTCATAATGTTACCCATACTTGTCTGTAGCGAATCAATTTTTTCGTTATGTTGATTTGCCTCTGAGATTCTTAAATCTGTAATGCATAACTGTTTGTATAACACTTGTTGTTCAACTGTTAAATTGTGATTGTCCTTAGTGAGTTTTTTGTATAGTGACTTAAGATTAGCATAACTATAGGCTGGATAGCCATATCCCCAAAAGGCTTCGTCTGCGGGAGTTATGCCTAATTTAACCTTTAACTCATCTTCGCTTTCGCCACTACCACCAAAATTCAAAGCACCTGACGGCACAGAATCTATCACATCGTCCTCTGTAGCGCTTCCTTCTTTGACCTTTTTGAATTTTAATTCTTCTTCGTCCAGAGTATCATCAAAAGTTTTGCCTGAGTATTTTAATAAGTTTGCCTTCTCCATATAAGCTCTAAATCTTGGACGAGATGAACTTGTGTCTCCTAACAGAGCGTATATTTCAGGAGACCAGTAAACATCAAAGTGTAAACACACCCGCCTTAAAGCTTTCTCTTCGCTTCCAAAAACTTCTCGATAGTGATTATATAATTCATCTACACAATCTTTACATACTGGAAAAAACTTTCCGTCACCTTGCCATAATGGAGAAGAACCTCTTGAAAATGCTTTGGCTCTTTGAGACTCTGTAAATTCCTTTTTGCATTTCTTGCAGCGGTATACCGGTTTAAAGTCAATACTTTTTTTTGGTGGAGCGATTTTACTAACTTTAGGCAAAGAATCACTCCTTATCGTGATTTAATTGTGTGTTTAAAGACAAGGACGCTGTAAATTTTGCACATCTCGATGCTTCGATGTTGATAATTTCGTGCGTGATAGGATTTGTTCCTCTTCGAGCCTTGCCTTCATTAACATAAAAAGTACCAAATTTGTGTATCTGTACGGGTTGACCAGTACATAACATTTCTGCAACGCAATCAAAAACATCTTTGATTACTTCTTTTGCGTCCTTTTTTGTGTAGCCTTTATCGGCTAACATACTAATTAGTTCTGTTGTTTGTGCCATTATTTCTCCGTTTCTTCCGTGTGCAATTTAGATATTGCACTTGTCTTTATTTGCTTGTAATTTACTCTTGTCTTCTTTGATATAAAACCTACGAGTAACATCCGTGCTTTTGTGATTAAGCAACACTGATACCTCTTCAAGCGACATACCAGCATTTTTATATGCTGTTGCTCCGCTATGCCTAAAATCATGAGGATGTAATGTTGGAACTCCAATCATTTGACCAATCTTTTTACAATAGTCACTTAGTGTTGATACTGTCGCAGGGGTACAAGAACCACTCTTTCTATGAGCTGATACAAAAACATATCCGCCATCTTCAATATTGTTTTCTGTTCTATATTGTTTTAGATTTAGCAAATATTCTTTAGCTTCTTCACTAAAGAATAATTCAACAAGATATCCTTCTTTTTCAAGAACATCTTTAGCCACACGACTATCAAAATCAAGCTGTTCCCATCTTATGTTTGCAATGGCATTTATTCTTGCCATTGTGGTCAGTGAAAAGATAGCATATGTTTGCATTGTAAGTGCTTCGTAATACTGCGTGGGCTTAGTTTTTCTTTGCTCCTTAGCCTTTTCAACATTCTCTTGTAGCTTTTCCCTCATAAACTGAATTTGCTGTGTAGTAAGAAATGTTTGTGCAACAACCGCCTGACCTTCTTTTGGTCTGTCTATAAAACTCATTGGGTTCTCGTCAATCAATCTCTTTTTCTTTAAAAATAAAAAGAATGCCGATATACTTGACATTCTTCTCTTAATACGATTTGTATTATTGCCCTGATCTTTGCAATAAACGATAAACTCAGAAATATCTGAATCATCAATCTCTTTAACTGATTTATTGTCTTGATAATCGTATATATAAATCCACCAGTTAGCTAAATCGTTATAATAATTATAAATTGTCTTTTCTGAAAGCTCTCTGATTTTCATATCTAATAAATATTTATGATATAGTTTGAGTGTTTCGGGATTGATTTTTTTTAGCTTCTCTTGATTTAACATACATATTCGTTCACTTCGCTTCGGCATATTTCACCACCTACTCAAAAATAATATTCACTTCGTCTCCTTCTATGTATTTAACATATTGACAAAAGAAACGAAGGGATCTACGCATCGCCGAAAGTCTTTGATAAGACACTCCTCGTTCGTGTCTCATATATTTAATAAAGTTATTGATGTCTTCACTTGTACACTTCGTAAAAGACTTATTTTTGTTAAAATGCCATAGCCACTTAAGAAACATCCGTGTGTCGTCAACATAGTGCTTTACAGTGGCAGGAGAGTACGGTTCATAACTCAAATATGTTTCAAAGTTATCCATTAGTTCTTGGTTATATGCACACATTTTTTCTTTATTAAACATATAACCACATCCTTAATTTAGAGACATAAGCTTGGTCTTCTCACGAATAGCGTGACCGTGCTCATCGAAACACATATATACAAATCCTTCTTTCTGAGAATTAACCAATCTTCCTTCGCTATATTTCATTTTTCTTGTTTCACAACAAGCACCCTGTTCATAGATTGCAGAATTTCCGATAACATAGTACCCTTGACGATGAGTATGAGCCATAACAATATTTCTAAAATCAAATCCCTCATTGCGAAAATAATACAAAGCTTTTTCTGCGGTTTTAAGCATTACCGAGGAGTATGCTCGTGGATGACAGAATACCGTATCACCAAACTGAGAGTACCATTTACCTGTAAATTCAATTTCAATGTTACTATCTTTGAATACATGCGTCAGGGGAGAATACTCAGTTTTCGTTCCTATTTCGTTATCATAATCAATAAACCCGTCTGTGAAGATATAATCAAGTACAGATGACGGCATTATGTCGCATAATTCACTGTTTGTCTTTTTTGCAATATAATCACCTATTCTCAAATCGTGATTGCCG